CTAGCTTACACAGAAAAAGAGTAGATTTTAGGAGAGTATTAGCTTATGGCTAAAGATTCATTTGGTAGTGCTCCTAATAGCACAGGTGGTTTTAGAGGAATATCACGGCAGATAGCTGCCGTTTTATATGGAAAACGTGCTTTAGGTGGTAAAGGAGAAGGCGGTCTTTCTTTTGAAGAACGTTCATCTCTTGAAGGTCAGAAGCATACACAAGGAATTCAAAGCGACGTAGTTAGAAGCGTTCTTGCTAGTCAAGCTGCTGCTCAAGCAAATAGAAATATTAGGTCGCAAACTAAACAAAAACATAAACTTGGTCTAGAAGATAGAGAGCACGCAGTAAACGCAGCAACTAGTAATGTGCCAGAGGGTTATGATATGACTAGTATTAACTATCCTGGTGGAGGCGCTAAATACTCTGCAAAACCTAAAAAAGAATCTGGTCCTCAATTTAAAGGCGTTGGGGATACCTCAGAGCAACCTCCTACTAAATTATATTAAATGGCTAAAAGAAAAAATCTTGAGCCCAAAGAGGATTACGCAACTCAATCCTTAACTCAATTAAATATACAGAGAACCCGCATGGGAGACCGCGAGTTTCGTGACGCTATTACTAGAGCTGGTGGTGCGGTGGTAGGAGTTAAGACTCACGTCTATGACGGAAAACGTTTTGGAATATGAAACGTTCTAAAGAGTTTAAAGACGCAAACCCCAAAGCTACTTATATAAATGACTCTAGATTTGGCCTTAGAAAGTTTTTTCTTAGGGACCAAGAAAAAGCAAAAACTGGTGTGTATATGAACCCAGGACGCGGACCAAACGGAGAAAGTTCTACTTAGTCTAGGGAGACGCTCTAAAGTCTCAACAGTAAACTTATTGTGCCCCTACGCGCATGGGGTTATAACCAACTCTAGAGAATAGGTAATAATTTAATGTCAAACTACAGTTCACCCGCTGCCCTAGGGTCTCCACAAGGCACAGGAGCTTACTCCGAAGCTATTGCAGAGCAAGTAGGCACAGTAAATAACAACGGAAATTCAACAGACTCTGCAGGAAACATTGCAGTAGATTTTGTATATGGACCTCTACCAGTCCAACCAAATGATGACCGTGTTGCATCTATCTCTAACATAGGTGGTTCAACAGGAGATTATGCATGGTCAGCAACAACTCAGGTAGCTTCAGGTCGTTTAGACGCAGCTCTTGACAACCATGCAAACGTAGAAGCAAAGTGGGCAAACTACCCTTCTTACTTCCCAGCTGCAGGTAACTATATGATTACAGCAGTTTCAGGTAATGGAACAACTGTTACCTACACATCACAGAATGATTTAGTTCCAGGAAACGTTGTAAACATTACAGGTCTTACAGCTTCAGCTTATAACCTATCTTCAGCAACAGTTGCTACAGCAGATAAGTTAAAGTTCACAGTAACTAACTCAGCTAACGCTGGTGAACTTACAGGACAATGGTATGGAAAAGTTCAGCTAACAACTGCCGCTACTGGTGGAGATGGTGCAGGACTTGGAAACATCGTAGTTCCAAACGTTCTTGGACTTACAACAGCAGTAGCACTTGATGCTCTTCTTGATGCTGGTTACGAGACTGCTCGTATTACAACCGCAGCAGCAGCAACTAACGCAGCTGGAAGCATTACAGACATTGACCGCACTGCAGGTTCAACAACCGTAGAGCTTACAGGAACTGGATTCACAGCAGCATATCCAGTTGGAACCAAGATTACAGTTGCTTCAACAGGAACTGTTGATGGAACATGGACTGTCACTGGTAACACAAGCACCAACAAGATTCGTTTCACCTCAAATGCAAGCACAGTTCTTACATCAGGAACAGGCTCAATCATTGGTGTTGCGGGAACAATCAAAACTCAGTCAACAGCAGCTGGAACAGGTTCAGTCGCTACAACAGCAACAATTACAATCACCCCTTGGGCAGCAGCTTCTTAAGCTCCCCCGAGCAAAAAGCCCCCTCTTGCGAGGGGGCTTTTTTAGTTTAAAGGGTTATTAGTTAGGGAATGCCTTTAGGTATTCCTCGTATCTTTCTCCATTTTTCTGGCCTGGGTATATTTTCCAGGAGGACCAGTCTTTTCCACCGTTAGTCATGTAGAAGGTTAGTTCTGCATTAACCACAGGGTCAAAGAGTTCCTTATTTGTTTTGAGGTCAAATTTCTCCCGTCTATCTTCTCCGAGACTTCCCAGCATATTAATCTGGAATATCCCGTAGGAGTTGTCGCCTGTAGAGACATCTCCGTTATAAGCTAAGGGGCGACCGTTAGATTCTTTCTTAGCAACCGCGTAGGCGACCTTAAGGGCTTTTCCCTCAAAACCAACCGCGCTAAGCAGGTCAACTAAATCTGTATCTGACAGTTCTTTTGCTCCTCTGTAATTACTTAGTGGGTCCACAGTGGTTACTTGCACTGTCACAGTTGGAGTTTCCAATTCGCTCGCGTTAGCGAGCGTATGTGGTAGTCCGCCTATTAACAGTGCATACATCGAAAACACCGCCACTTTATCCATTGTATCTTTTCTGATATTAAGCATTTCTGCTCCTCTCAGTTAGCAAAAGCCACTATTACTAGTGGCTTTTTACTACTCAACAGTAGCATATGCGTTACAAGGTAGGTCAAGTTGAACAAGAAATATTATTTTTACACGTGCAAACACGCCGAAAATAGCGTATAAATAGACATATAAAGTTTTGTGTTTTAATACGGACAACCATTCTCTCTAATTAAATTACTATAGAAGAATGGATATATATGTCCCTATCTGACTGGGCAACTACTTTCGCAGGATTTACTGCAACAGCCGCATTTATAGGAGTTATTGGCTCATGGGTTTTGCGTTCATGGATGCGTAATTTTTTATTAGAATTAAAGCCCAATGGAGGCACAAGCTTAAATGATAAAATTAATTTAGAGATAATTCCAATGCTTAAAGAGTTACGTGCTGACCAGGTTATTATCGGGGAAAAAGTAGCAAAGCTTCAAGGAAGATTTGAACAACACCTTGACGATGTAGAATAACCTGCTACATTAGTAGTGCGGAAACTCCGCATGAAAGAAGGATGATATGGATATCAAAACACTTAAGTCTGCAGGCGGCTCGTGGCTTCGTGCCTCAGTTGCAGCAGTTGCAGCCCTTTACATGGCTGGAATTACTGACCCGAAGACTTTGGCAAGTGCATTCGTAGCAGGTCTTATTGGACCAGCAGCAAAGTTTTTAAATCCAAAAGACCCATCATATGGCTTAGTTCTAAAGAAGTAATAACCTTAAATCAAAGGCGAGGGCATTACCCTCGCCTTTGTCATTTTATAGGGTATTATTAAGTTCAGTATTAAGGAGCATTTATGGTCAAGTGTGCAAATTGTGAAAAGTCTGCGGATTATACAAACGCGGACCCAGGAGTAAACCCTGTTAATTATTGTGCCGCATGTCTTCCCACTTGGTTAAGGCAACGAGCATCTGCTGGACATTTCCCTTTGGTTGAAGCTGTTAAAGAAGAAGAACCAATTTCAGCTTCTGTTAAGAAAAAAACGTCTAAGAGCACAGAATGAAAGTAACCCGCTTTCAAGCGGTTCAAGCTCATCCAGTCCCAGATAAAATGGAAAATCCTAGGGGACCATTTCCTAAAGAACTGTTTAGAGAATCTGAAATAGTTTCTGACTATGAACCTTCTTATGCTGAGGATGGTGGAGGATTTGCCCCTGGAAGCACAGCGCAAAATAACTACTCTCCGCCTAAAGTTTTACGATGCGGCTCTTGTTTTGCTCGTGTATTAGAGACTGAAACTGAATACCACGTCTGCGAGGAATAATGGCTAAAAGACCTAGAAAAGAAACTTACTATAGCCGTTCGGCTGAGATTTCAAATAGACGATTAAATATTGCTCTTCGTGCCCAAGAAAAAATATATGAAGATTTTGAAGTTCAAGATTATCGAGAAACAGAGCCCACTTATCAAAATATGACAGCCCCAACAATAAACCCCCCTAGACCGCGAGCTAAAAAAATTGCTTACAGTAGGGAAGCTCAAAAACTTGTTATTAAATTTAGGGACGGAACTTGGTGGGAATATAACGATATTCCAGTTGAAATATGGAATGACTTAAAGGCTAGTGACTCAACAGGTAGATATTTAAAGAACTCTGGGTTAGACCAGTATGATGATATGGGCCCATTTAACCCCAATCAAATGAGTGAAGAAACTAGGGTATTATTTAACTCCTAATGAAATCTATCGGACCACTATACGCGGATGTAATTCAGTATTATCACCGTAAGGCGCTCCCTATTGTAGAAAAAGGATGGACTCAAGAGACTGAGTTTCCATATCGTAAAAGTAAATTATGCCTAGTTTTTAGGCTGCCTTTTACCCACCCTGGGTTTGTGTTGGGTATATGGAATAAGGAAAAACATATATTTGAAGAAGATGCAGATGATATGCTCGCTGCTGCTATTGGGTTAAGAAGTATGGACTTAGAGACCGAAGACATTAGGGAGTGGTAATGTTTAAAAAGAAAGAGCCGTGGACTAAGCCGTTCTCAGAAAAAGTTGCTAAAAGAGTGGTTAAGATACCTACAACAGAGCTAGAGATGTGGATTGACCAATCTCTTTACGAAATTGGTAGATGTCTCTCTAGCTACTCAAAATCAAGAGAAAAAATGTATTTAGAAGAAGCCCTTCAAGGCGCAGAAGCTTTACATGCGGTTGTAGACGAATTACATCGTAGGGCTACATCTTAAACAGATTTACAGATTTATCGACAATAGGTGTATGATAATCCCTGCCTCTTCCTTCTCCCCGTGTGGCAACGGTTGGCCTGGGTTAAACACCCAGGCTTTCCGCTTTCTACTAAACTAAGGTTTATATGAGCAACATTGAATTTTTTGACGAAGACGAAGAACTAGACGAGATTGACGACCTTCCCGCAGAAGAAGAGGAAGAGTTAGATGAGCTATCTAAAGAGTTTGTAAAAAAACTTATAGACCGTTGTATTGAATTTATGGATGCTCTTGTTGGGCACCCACTTCACCCATATCAATTACCTTTAGCTAGGCGCGTTATAGAGTCTGTTCTAATAAACGATGGTGAAGAAATCACCGCTCTTGCAGCTCGTCAATCAGGTAAATCAGAAACTATTGCTAACACTGTAGCTACTCTCATGGTCTTACTTCCACGTTTAGCTAAAATGTATCCAGACCTTTTGGGTAAGTTTAAAGATGGTATTTGGATTGGTATGTTTGCACCAGTTGAAGGTCAGGTAGAAACTCTATTTGGTAGAGCAGTAAATAGGCTTACATCTGAGCGTGCCTTAGAGATTTTAGGCGACCCTGAAATTGATGACTCTTTAGGAAAAGTTGCAGGTGTTACACGTCAAATTAAACTAAAGAACTCAGGCAGTAGCCTTATGATGATGACCGCTAACCCTAGAGCAAAAATTGAGTCCAAATCTTTCCACCTTATTATTATTGACGAATGTCAAGAAGCAGATGACTTTACAGTGTCTAAGTCAATCTCTCCTATGCTTGCATACTATTCAGGGACTATGGTTAAAACTGGCACTCCCACTACCCATAAGAATAACTTCTACCGCTCTATCCAATTAAACAAGCGCAGACAGACAACAAGAAGTATTAGGCAAAACCACTTTGAGTGGGATTACAGAGATGTATCTAAATGCAACGTTAACTATGCAAAATTCATTAAAAAAGAAATGCTTCGCATTGGTGAAGACTCAGATGAATTTCAAATGTCATATTGTTGTAAATGGCTACTTGATAGAGGTATGTTTGTAACCTCATCTATTTTAGATGAACTTGGGGATACTTCTCAAGAGACCGTTAAAGCTTGGCATCGTTCTCCAGTAGTGGTTGGTATTGACCCTGCTCGTAAGATTGACTCTACAGTTGTTACTGTTGTATGGGTTGATTGGGATAGACCAGATGAGTTTGGATATTTTGACCATAGAATTTTAAACTGGCTAGAGCTTCAAGGCGATGATTGGGAAGACCAGTATTTTCAAATTGTGCAATTCTTATCTAACTACGATGTCTTAGCTGTTGGTGTAGATGCTAACGGTGTTGGAGATGCAGTAGCGCAAAGACTTAAAATACTTCTTCCTAGAGCAGAGGTTCATTCTTTAGGTAGTAGTCAATCCGAACAATCTAAACGTTGGAAGCATCTTAAAGCGTTAATTGATAGGCGTATGGTTGGGTGGCCTTCCCATGCAAAAACTCGCAGACTTCGCACTTGGAAGCGGTTTTATCAACAGATGTCGGATTTGGAAACTAAATTCCAAGGACCTAACTTTTTAGCCCATGCACCTGATGAAGCTCATGCCCATGATGATTATGCAGATAGCCTAGCTATAGCCTGTGTATTAACTATGGATTTAACTATGCCTTCAGTAGAAGTTTCTTCAAGCCCATTTTTTCGTTAAATAAAAAATTTGGGCTTTAGGCACATTTTAGCTCGATAAAGCGAGAAACTATCCAATAGGAAAAAGGCCTTTTCCCTACCTCAATAAGGAGTCATAATGACAATTGCACCATCACCTAAGTTTCCAGAACGTCCAGGAAATACTTACGACCGTAAAATGTCCCCTGCAATTCCAGGACAACGTGGACCACTTCGTTTTGAAGAAGGTCTTGCAACAGATACAGATGTTCCACAAGAATTCACAAACGGAGCTATGCAAGGTTACGCACCCGCACCAGGTCGTCCAAACCGTAATGCCCCTGTTCACACAAAGACAGCTGAAGAAACAATGCGCGAGCGTGCTCACGTAGGTTCAGCAGCATGGGTAGAAGCTCCAGCTAATCTTACAGAATTTGCACGCGGAGGTTTTGCAGACCACGGTGATAACCGCTTTGAGGAAGTTTTCCGCAACGGCGCACACCAACAACGTCTTAACCCAGCAGTAGTTCAAGACTAACTACACCCTAGTCGTCCGCTCCCATAAGCCTTCATAGATAAGCAGGGAGCGGCACCTACATTTTTAAGGAGTAATCGTGGCCCTCATTAGAGGTAAAGAAGTAAAGGAATCTCCAGACCAAACACCTGCGAACCCTAAACTTTGGAACATGATTACTGTTCAAGCTCGTTCTAAATTTGCAAAATATCCTTCACCTGCAGCGGCTCACTGGGTTCACAGTCGTTATAACCAACTTGGTGGAAGATTTGTAAAAAATAAGGGGGAAGTAGACCCTCGCTTCAGAGATTATGCTCAAGAAGCTATGGATAAAAAAGAAGAAGAAAGTTCAAAAAAACAAATTGTTACTAAAAAAGTAACTAAAAAGGTAACTAAAAACGTTGCTAAATAGCGTAAACCGATTTACAGATTTATCGACTTTTATGTTATTGTTTACCCACAAGTTTTGGGAGGGAATTAAGTGAGTTCAATTGACTTCTCACCACCCTCGTATCGGGCGGCGTCAAGCGATTTAACAATCTCAATCTCACCACTAGGTTTAGTAGAACTAGCTGATGAAGAGTTTGAAGTTCACGGCCCACGCCTTAATCGTTATTCCCTTAACTGGGCAATGTATCTTGGTCATCACTATTCATACCGCAGGCAAGTAGGCGAATCACAACTTGCATTAAATTATTATCGTGCCTTTACAGATTTCGTGCTTAACTTCACTTTCGGTAAAGGGGTCTCCTTCCGTTCCCCAAAAGAAACGGAAGCTATTGTTCCTGACCTACTTGAAAGAGTATGGGAAATAGATAACAACAAAGCAACTGTTCTTTGGGAAATTGGTCAACAGGGTGGAGTTTCTGGCGATTGTTTTATTAAAGTTGCCTACGAAGAAGCTTACACAGATACTGCTGGTAGAAAGCACCCAGGAAGAGTTCGTGTTCTTCCCCTGAACTCTTCTTTTGCTTTTCCAGAGTTTCACCCTCACGACCGCGAACGTTTAATTCGCTTTAAGCTCAAATACCGTTTTTGGGGAACATCACTTGAAGGAACACGTCAAGTGTTTACTTATACTGAAATTTTGACAGATGACATGATTGAGGAATATATCAATGATGAACTTATTGACTCTCGTCCTAATCCGCTTGGCGTTATCCCTGTTATTCATATTCCGAATGTTCGCATTAGTGGTAGTCCTTGGGGCCTTAGCGATTGCAACGATATTATTAACATCAACCGCACTTATAATGAAACTGCTACAGATATTGCCGATATTGTTAATTACCATGCTGCACCAGTTACAGTCATTATTGGAGCAAAAGCAAGCCAACTTGAAAAAGGCGCAAATAAAGTATGGGGTGGTCTTCCAAAAGACGCCAGAGTTGAAAATCTCGAAGGCGGAGCACAAGGACTAAAGGGTGCTATGGAATTTTTGGCTATGCTCAAGAAGTCTATGCACGAAATGATTGGTGTTCCAGAAACAGCTTTAGGGCAAGCACAGCCAATATCTAACACTTCGGGTGTAGCCCTATCTATTCAATTCCAACCTTTGATGAATCGTTACCATCAAAAAATTATTCAATACGCTCATGGTCTAGAGCGAGTTAACGAACTTATTATTCTTAGCCTTGCGGTCAAAGAGCCTGAAAGTTTTATTTGGGACCCAACAACTAACGTAAAACTTAAAAAGGGACAAGTAGACCGTTTAGACCCTAATGACCCAATTACCTACCGCTCTTATGTGCAGTTCCCGCAGCCACTGCCTCTAGATAAATTAATTGCCCTTAACGAAATTCAGTCTTTACTTTCTCTTGGACTTGAGTCCAAAGAAGGAGCTTTACGTGTTCTTGGTGAAGAATTCCCAACTGAAAAGCTCAATGAAATCCGTCAAGAACTTATGGATGACGCAACTGCAGATGGCGCACTTAAACTTCTACAGACTCAAATTGAACAAGAAATTATGGAACTTACAGGTTCTGCTCCTGGAATGGTAGGTCAAGCACCTGCTGGCGGCGCAGCTCCTGGTGCTGGAAGTGCTACTGGTGAAATGCCGCCTGTTATGCCTCCAACAATAGATGACGCCCTTCTCGCAGCAGATATGGGTGAGGCTGACTTGAGAAACAAGTTAGTAACTGAAGCGTATGGAACTATGTTGCCTCAGCGACGTAATCCAGATGAGTATGAAAAATAAGTCGTTTAGGCTGAAATTTTCACACTGTAACGGAAAAATAAACATAGCAATACAAACGTTCGGTCATATGAGCTCTCACATTGGAAAACGACCCCTAGGATAAAAGGATATAACTATGAGCACAGCAGAAGATATGGCAACTGTTTTTGAAGCAGAAGCCAATACAGCTCCAGTAGTAAACGTGTCGGGTGTTGACTCACCTACTGCTACTGAAGCACCTACTAACTCTCCAAAGTTTTATACAGAGGATGATTTAGCAAAGGTAAGGTCTCAAGAAAAAGACAAGCTCTACCCAGTAATTGAAGAATTAAAGGGAAAAGTTTCTCTGCTTGAGAAAGAAAAAGAAGAAAAAGCCGCTCGTAAAGCCGCTGAAGAAGCTGAGAAATTAGCTAATAAAGCCGCTGAAGAAAAATCTAAACTTGAAGAAGACTTGGACGCCAAGGAACTTATTAAAGTTAAAGAAAAAGAGTGGTCAGAGCAGTTGGAGCGTGAGCGCAGCGAGCGTGAACGGGCCTTCGCTCTTCTGGAGCAAGAACGCACTTATGCTGAGCTTCAAAGTTACAAACAAAATTTAATACAGCAAGAGCGCGAAAACATCATGCCAGAGCTTGTTGATTTAATTGCTGGAACAACTCCAGAAGAATTAAATGCAAGTGTTGAAAGCTTGAAAGAACGCTCAGCAAGAATTCTTGAATCGGCACAAGCAGCAATGCAAAATGCCCGAAAAGAAATGCGTGGAACGAGTGCAACTCTACCCGCAGCAGGACCACTGGAAACTAATATGGACTCACGTCAGTTTACGGCGCAAGATATTGCTGCCATGTCGATGAACGATTACGCCAAAGTGCGAGACAAATTAATGAGCGATAGCGCTCGAGGTAAGTCTCGCGGCTTACTCGGTTAACCCCCAATCCAAAACACAATCAAGGAGTCAATTTAAATGGCATCAGGTATCACAGGAACAGGTAGCTTAGCTGCCTCCCCAACCGCCTATTCAGGCACAAATACCCAACTAACTCAAGCCATTCAAACGATTTGGTCAAAGGAAATTCTTTTCCAAGCAATGCCAATTCTTCGTTTTGAACAGTTTGCAGTAAAGAAGACCGAACTAGGTGTTGCACCTGGTCTTCAAATCAATTTCTTGCGTTACAACAACCTCGGCTTCGCTGCACCACTAGTCGAAGGTGTTCGTATGCAAACAAACGCGCTTACAGCGCAACAGTTCTCAATCACTGTAGCTGAGCATGGTTATGCTCTTGCAGTATCAGAACTACTACTTAACGCATCATTCGATGACGTTATGGCATCAGCATCACGTCTTCTTGGACGTAACATGGCTGTCTACCTTGACCAATTGTCACGCGACACCCTATATGCTGCTACATCAACAATCTACGGTGAAGACCGCTCAGCACTAACAGCTGTTAACAGCTGGTATGCAGATGGCACAACCGCTGCTAACCGTGCACAAATGACAGGCGCATTCTACCTAACAACACACACTGTTAAGGATGCTGTTGAAACATTGAGCACAAAGAACATCCCACGGTTAGGCGAAACCTACGTAGCGTTTGTTCACCCTCACCAATCACGTAAGCTTCGTGACAATCCTGAATTCATTGAAGTAACAAAATACGCTGCACCAGGAAACTTCATGCTAGGTGAAATCGGTCGTCTATACGACTGCGTATTCATCGAAACAACACAGGTTCTTAAGGTTGCTGGCGGTGCTGGAACTTCTTACTCAGCTGACACAGCAGTTGCTAACCCAACTGTCACAGCTGGTGGAGGATACATAACTCCTGCTACCTTTACAGGTAACGGTGGTTCAGACCGCTATGACGCTATCTTCATTGGAGACAACGCATTTGGTCACGCAATCTCACTTCCAGTTGAACTACGCGATGGCGGTATCTTGGACTTCGGTCGTGAGCACGCTCTTGCTTGGTATTCAATCTT